GGTTGCCATCCGTATTTCTGTAAATCTTCTTGATCCATCCGACCAGAATAATACTCAATCTTTACCTTACGCATACGCAGGTAATCAAAGTGTGCCTTCTTAGAGGCAATTTTGTGTTTGGTAAGAATGGAGAGATATTGATTATGCAGTTTAGGAATCTTAATGAGTTCCTTACCAGGTTCCGTCTGGTCAATGTCTGCATCTTTTTCCCACAACTTCAGTATTTGTTCTAAGTTTTCCATAATATTTTCAATAATTTAACATGCTATTCTACATGTTAACATAAACTATAATAAAAGTCAAGCCTTATGTTATGTCTACAAAGTTAAAATAATCAAACATGAATATCGCATCGGCAGAAATAATGTCATTAGCTGAAGAAGAAGAATCAAAAATAATGTCGGAAAGTGTAATTGGAAACATGTTTTTAAATTCAACTCGGAGTATAGGATTATTCAAAGCAGACAATACCGTTAAAGTGGCATCTGAATAACTCTTTAGTGGTTGATTCTTGTGAGTATTTTGGAGATTACTTAACCTTCTCCTCTCCTCAAAACCCTCTGGAGACGCAATGGAACGGAACCAAGCGTGTAATTGTTGCCATGATTCTAACTTCTCATCCACTAAAAAATGAATGTTGAATGGGTTGTAAGTTATCTTGTTACCAGGTGCGAACACATCAATCATTGGAAAATTGATTGGGGCTTGTCCTAGATTGATTCCGGGTATGTTGGCCGACTGGCAAAAGAAAGTAGCCGTAGGTATCCTGTCAAACGTCAAAAGAAACTTTGTCGGTTGAAGAATATTGGTATTATTAGGTGTTCTATTAATTGCTGTCATACATTTATTTAGGTCATAAAAAAAGAGACCCCCGAAGGAGTCTCTTTAAATGTTCTTCTTAACGAGAACTTTTTGATTACATCAAGTTCTTAACTTGGAATATACGATAGTATACGTTAGAACGTGGAGTAATTTGGCTTGTACCAGCACCACTAGCCAAAGCACCTTTTGCGAATGGGTTTGGAACCATTCCATAACGTGTTTTGAAACCAATCTTAGGTTGGAATGTGTACTGATCTACAGCACGAACCATTTGTAATGGAACGTATGGGCAATAGAACAAACCAGCATCATAAGGAGATGAACCTTTGTAACCGATTGTAACCAACTCTTGGTTTGATGTGTAACCACCAAAGTATGGGTCGATATAAACCTTGATACGGCCATGCAACATACCAGCAAATGTATTACCAGTATCATCAACTTGCAAATCAGCTTGGAGAGCAGGAGTATATTGTAATACACCAGCCATTGCCATTGCTGAAGCAACGTCAGAAGAAACGATTAATACGTTACCTTTACCTCTACGAGTCTGCTTGGCAATCACGTTAGCGTCACGCTCGATTTGGAAAATCAAACCTTTGAAACGCTCAACTGACCAACGACCGTTAGAGTCTGTATCTAAGTCAAATGTACCAGCATTTGTTGTGCCATATTGAGCACCTGGAACAGCGGACAAATAGATTGTACGGATAACTTCACGGTTGATTTCAGCAAGGATCTCAGTAGACAGAATGTTAGACAATTCTGTTTCAGCGTCAAGACCATGAATTGCTTTCAAGTCTTGTGCCAACTCTAATGAATACTCAGCCTTCAGAGCACGGGATTGAGCAGTTACAGTAACTTTCTCAATTGTAAACGCCATTTGTTGGAATGGGTTTGCATCAGTTGTGCCTAATTGCTCAGCCGTTGCTGTTGCAATACCAGTACCAGTTGTAAAAGCGTTAGCTGTCAATGAAGCAACAGGGTTTGTGCTAATATCATTATCTGGAGTTGTAGTACCACGGAAACCGTATGGGTTATCTTTAGAAGAAGCACCAGAGAATACTGTATTGGCTTCGTTGAAGAATGCCTCAGTACCGCTTTGGTCGCTATAACGAGCACGCATTGCAAAAATCAAACCTGTAGGACCTGTCATTGGTTGAACACCAGCAACATCATAAGCGATTAGGTTTGGCAATGAACGGCGTACTAAAGAAATCAAGATTGGATCAAAATTCTGAACACCACCACCAATGTTGGTTGGACCAGCAGAGTAAGTTGTTTCATTCAATTGAGCAGCGTCTTGACGCATAGCTTGTTCTTGGTTTTCCAAAACAAGTGCTGTAACAGCTTTCTTGTATGGGTCTTTAATAGCTTCGAGTTCTGGATGCTCCAAAACTGGTTGCCATTTCTTACTTAATTCTTCAGTCATATACATTTTTGTTTTCCTTTATTTGTATATTATTGGCTTATTTTGCCAAAGATTGTGAAATGGTTTTTGTGTAAATTTCCATTGAAGGATCGGCAGACTTAACTGATGTCTTTTCTTCTTCAATTTGAACTTCATCGTCCAAAGCAGACGTATCAGCAACTTTAACTTCAGATTTGAAATATGATTCTTTCAAAGTTTCCATTTTAGTTACAAATTCTTCTTCGGTAGTAAATTCAACACCTTCTGCAAGTGATTTTAATTTTTCTACTTGAGTCTGCGACAGGCCTTCACACGCTGTGTAGATAGCCTCAAATTTTTTCTGTTCGTTCAACTCTTTAGACAATTCAATACCACGGTTAATTTGTTCGTTTAAAGTGGCTTCAAGTTCTTCAACTTTAGAAGTCAATTCTTCAACAACATTAACTTTCTCGGCAGGAATGTCGATATAGTGTTCAACAAATAAATTGCGTAAACCGTCAATAAATTCTTCAGCAATTTCTGAACGGAGAGTGCTTTCAATAGCAACTTCATTTTCTTTGATCCATTCTTCAACCATGTAGTTGAGATAATCATCAACTTTGGCAGCCAAATCTTCTTTAACTTGTTCAACAGCTTCTTCAAACTGTTCCATCAAGTCGGCTTCAGCAATAGCAATAACTTCTTCTGCACGAGCAATTACGGCAGCTTCAAAAATTGTAGAAGCTTTTTGTGCAAATTCTTCAGAAAGTTCTTCACCAGAAAGAAGTGCATCAATATCTTCTTTCATTTTTTCTTTACTCATCATTTTTTTGATAAGTTTTTTATCTTCTTTTTCATCTTCGTGACCTTCTTCTTTTTCTTCGGAAACAACTTCGTCATCAGATTCAGTTTCTTCGCCATAAGATTGGAATGTGGCACCAGGATTTTTAGCCATAGTTTGTTTAGAAGGTTTACCTTCAGGTTGCTCAACGGAACCAGTTTGACCAGGTTGTCCTTTGAGTTTTTTCGCTGGTTCGGATCCTACAGGAGGAGTAGCACCAGGAGGAGTAGCTGATGGAACGCCTGCTGTGTAGTCAGGATTTGCATCAGTTGTTTTGAGTGGTGTGTGACCAACGTCTTTTTCTTGTGTACCATAAGCAACGTCACCTTTGAGGGCTGTGTTACCTACACCAGATTCTTGACCACTTTTCTTACCGGCAACATTGGCAGCAAGAACTTCTTTAGCGGCTTCGGACAGATTAAATTTTCCCATTTTGAAAATCTCCTTGATTTATTGGATATATTTATATTTAAAGTTTTTTCATGAAGTTCTCAAATATGCGTAGACTTATTTCTTCAATGTCCCTGCGTGAAGCTTGGCGAATCTGCATGATTGCCTGAGACTGGTCGACTTCGGTCCATACACCATTGACTAACATCCATTCTTTACCTTCCATAATACCTTGTACAAATGCACCAGGTGCTGAAGGGTCTGCTACAATATCTGCCGCTGTGGCTAGATAAAAATCGTTCTGAACAACATTAACGCCGTTAACATTTTTCAATGAACCCATACCTCTTGAAGATACTCCTAATTGCGCTCCACCTTCAATCAATTTTCGAGCAATTGTGCCCATTGGAGTATCAATAATCTTGGCTTTACCAATCCATTGAGTACCATCTTCCCTAAGACTGGTAATCATATGTGATACACGGTCTAGGTTGATAGATGGAGTCTCAGGATGGCCCAATTCACCAAAAGCACGATTCTTATTAATGTATTCTTCGGTATAACGATGAACTTCTTTTTTCATCGTATTAAACTCATATAAACGGCCATTACGATTTTTTTTCTCGGAAACTAAAAAAGGACCTTCAATGAAAAGTTCTTTTTTACCATCTGTTCCTTCGGTAATATAATTTACCGTTTCGTTAATTTCTTTAATGAGCTTCATAATCCCATTGCCCTTCTTTTTCTTAAAGATATTTTTCTTTTTCTTAGTGCTATTTTTAGCTTAGCACGGCGCTTAAACTTTGACCTTTTGGCTGCAATCATACGATTCCTACGTTCATTAGGCATCATACGAGTCATTTTTCCACCACGAATGGTGTAACCTTTGACAGCCGAAAATCTTTTCCGGCGTTGAATTTTACCTTTACGGACACGAACCTTAATTAACTTGGTTCTACCCATTTTGGTTACATTAGACATACCACTACCTTCTTCTAATGTAACATCAACACCTATATTATTGCCTATTTCAGTTGCTAACCGCAACTTAATTTGGTTGAGTTTTTGCTCAACCAAACTTTGTATTCTACTATCCAATTCGTTCTTGGCTTCTACAAGTCTATTAGATAAAAGCTTTGAAACAAAATCCTGCATTATTATGGTTCTAAATTATATGGATGATAGTTAAATGCTGCTGGATCATTAAACTGGCCACGTTGGTAATATTCGTTCTCTTTGCGGAATTCAGCAATAACAGTATAACTATCATTAGCTACCATTCCTCTAGTAATAACAGCAATGTCACCATTGCAACCTGATGTATCTTTTGCATTATTTGGAATTGTGACCCAGTTTCCTGCGCCATCATATTCTCCGTTACCATTTAAATACATCAATGGAATGCTGGTATCGGCGTGCCAATATAATTCAACGTCACCTGTAGAACTACAGTCGTACCATAAACGGTGTAATGTTAAACCGTAATATGGCAATGCTGTTCCACCCGAACTTAAAAGTCCTGGTGTATTATTAGAATTTAAAGCACCATACAAACTATTTGCTGCAATACGAGCATGATTACTTTCTTGTCCTGAACCATCAAATTTGCCTGTCAATTTAATAACAGCGTGTTCTGTTGTATCTTTAACTACTTGATATGAAAATACGTTTGCCATTTTTTATCCTATTTAAATTCTTCTGGTATCGATGTAGACCATTGCATAGCTTCGTATGGTACGGTTACATATTTATTAATTTTATCCACATAATACAGAGCCACCCTTTGGCCATTAGGAAACTGTCTAATCGATTTTCTTTTCATGATTAGAATATTAGGAGGGTCCATTGACCTCTCCTTTTTTCCTTCAGAAAGAACTTCTTTAAGTGTTTTCATCGGTTTCTGTATTAGTTACTTCTTCTTCTGGTTGTGCAATAAAATTTTGCGCAACCGCTTGTTTGGCCGCTTCAATGTGTGCGTTTACTTTATCATGAATAGCAGAATACAAAGCGCTTCTAAATTCAACACCATTATCTTCTTGAGCGTAATCTATAATTTTTCTTGTGTCCATTTTATTCTCCTATCAAAATATTTATAATATTCTTTTCAATTTAGTTATTGTAGTCTCAACTTCTTCTTTTTTAGTCTGTTGAGCCGCTTGTTGTTGCATTTGTTGTTCGTGTTCTTGGTCACCAGGATTCATTGGTTGTTGTGGTACCTGAGACATCATTTGTGCTTGGGCCACATCGTTAGTTACACCAACCGGTAATCCAAAACCTTCTTCTCTTTCTTTGTCTATTTCATTTTGCATATCAATAATTTCATCATCCGTCAAACGTAACACTTGACGTTGAATCCATTTTTGTGAGAAATATCGACCAGTATATGGGTCAACAGCACCTAATAAAGACAATCTTTCTTTCATTAACTCAGCATCTCTGAGTTCGGTAAAATTATTATCCTTAATGAAATCGTAATGAATCTTTTCTTTAAATTCTGACCACTCAGACTCGGTACAAATACCTTTTAAAATACATTGTGTCTTTAATGCTTGGTCAAACAAATCTGAAAATTTGTTGCGTAGTCTATCAACAAATTTAGAAAATTTAACTTCATCTCTAGTTACTTCAGTTGTTCTACCTAAAGAAAAACCAGAAGTTTCAGGATTCAAACGTGATACGGGAACATTAAGTGCCTTATATAGTTTCTTTTCAAAATATTTAACATCTTCTAACTCACCTAAGTTTTGACCACCCGGTAGTGTGGTAATTTCTGTACCTTTACCACCTTCACGGCGAGGTAACCAAAAATCTTCTAACATGGAAAGATGCTTACGGTCATCACGAACTTCACCTGTATTTGAATCATATACAAGTTTATTTTTATATTTTACCATGATGTCACGGAGGTATTGTTCTGCCTTTAATTTAGGAAGATTACCCACATCAATGTAAAAAATACGGCGCTCAGGGGCACGGCTAATACGGTAAATAACAGTAGCATCTTCAATCATCCTCAATTGATTTAGTGGCTTGATTGCTTTATGTAAATAAGATAATACTACTGCACGGCGAGAATCCATTAAACCTGAAACTACAGCAACAATGGAATCAGTTGTAATACGAACACCAATTGGGCCAAAATTTTGTGAAGAACCTGTGGTAACTTTATCGTTAAAAATGTAATATTCATTAATTACATTTACCATTTCAACGCCAGTTCTTTCATCTTTTTGTTTTTTAACTTCACGAACTTTACGCAATTTACGGGGATCGATGTATCTTAACTCTTTAATACCTTGTGTAGGATTTTCTCTATCGACAATAATGTGGTAATATAAACGACCATCGACATAATATCTACGAAAGATATCCTGTGCCATATTCTTATAATTTAATAACCGACAAACAGTTTCAAATTCTGTTTTAATGGCATTTTTAATTTTTTCTGGCTGTTTTAAATCATCTAAAACTAATTTAATAATTTCACCATCATCATCTTGACAAATAGCTTCACCAACAATATCATCAATTGCTGATTCAATTTCTGGTTGCATTGCCATTTCTCGATATCGAGAAATCAGTTCTACATCATTTTTGGCGGTGCCGTCCAGGTCAACATATGTTCCATAATAAGCGGCAGAGGTAATAGTAAGTGCGCCATCATCATTTGACGGTGGCGTGAAAGATTGTTGCACGGTCTGTTCTTCTTCAGATTTATCCCGAGCAATTGTAAAACCAAAAAGAGAGAATTTATTTGCCATAGTATTTTATTCCAATTCAAAAAAACATATTGAGGAGAGCCAAAGCTCTCCCCGTAAAATAATAAAAATTAATTTGTGGTAATTGCTTCCCACCATTGATACGCAAATGTTACTGAGTATTCTTCAATGGTGTCGTTTGAACCCCAATCTAAATCGATTGGTGCCAAGTCAACAGGGAATAAACCAACAAACTTATATTCTTTTAATGCGTCACCGTTTTTACCATATTGAGTTACTGTTGCATCAACAGTATAGCTCGTTGGGCTCTTTGCATCACGATTACGAAGATTACCAGCATGACTATTTACGGAATTCATCCATGACTCAATAGAGTTACGAATTGTGAAATCTTCATCATTGATAATCTGTAATGTCCAGTCGGTAAAGGTTCTGTTACCAGCAAACTTTAATTCACGACCAAAATAATACAAAGGAACAGTACCAACTGTTGAGCCAGGCAATTGAGCACCTTTAGCCATGAAAGTTGTTTTCTGGCTGGCGCTTGTACCATTGGAAGCAATTGTTGGGAAAGTTAATGAGACCTGGAATAGATTGGGACGGGCACCGTCACCAATCATATTGGCTCTAAATTCTGCTACATTGAATGCCATTCTTTTCTCCTATATCGTTGAATTATTTATTAGAACTTACCAACGACTTCTGTGAAATCTACACCAGTTCTTACTGCAACGAAGTTCAACTGGATGAAGTTGATTGAACGAGCAGGCTTAATGTAAATATCACCAATAAATTGGTTGGAATCAATAACTTGTGGAGTATTATTTGTAGCATCACAAACAACACGGAAGTCATAGATACCACGGCGACCTTGTACATCACGCAAGAATGGAGTTACCAACGATACAAATTGAGCACGGGTAAACTCATCATTGAATTCAAACAATGAATACTTAGCGGCTTGAGCAATTGTTTTTTCCAAAACAATAAACAATCTGCGAACATTAATACGGTCAAAAGCAGACGGTTTAGCTTGTAGCGTTTTGTCACCGTACAACAATGTACCATTACCTTGTAGTGAAACTACAGGATTAATACCTTGAGCATACAAAGTGTCTCTATCAGTTTTGTTTGGATTCCATGCCAACTTAACAACATTCTTCAAGTTGCCACGATTGAAACCGGCAGGTGAGAACCATGGATCACGAATTGAATCTGTGTAAACACAAAGACCAGCCGTATCACCATTTAATGGTACCCAAACATAAGTGTTGTTGTATTTGTTGAACATATACTTCCAACCAGAATCAACAACAGCATATGAAGTAGAACGAGACAAATCTTCGTTCCAAGTAGTAATGTTGGCTGACTCTGATCCACCTTGATTAATAACTGCAGAAGCAGGAGGTGATAAAAATGCCACACAATCTTTACGGCTATTAACAATGTTGTCGATAACGTATTGTTGAACAGTAATATCTGCATCACCAGTAATTACCAAAGAAACATCAACATCATTTGCATTAGCAAATAAATCATAAGCAGCAACCAAATCTGCATCAGTAACGTTTTGATATGTACCACCAGTTAATGGCCAAGTTGATGGAGTTTCAACCGTAGCAAAACTAACATCAGCCAATGGACGACCCCAAGTGGAAGATGTAAATTGATATGCTACTGGATCAACAGCGTAAACATATTTTGAATCTTTAAAGATTTTATTTTTGTAGTAATTTGAATTACCCAAATAATCGGTTGCATCGCTACCTTTTGATAGGTAAGAGAACACTTCTAATACTGTACCTTGTGTACCAGTAAACACGCCACCGGAGTCCACTACAACAACATGCAATTCATCATTGGTTGCGCCGGCTGCTTCAGCTTGTGCTGATGTACCTGGAGCTCCATTGAAATAGTTTTTGTATGACCAAGCATCAAAAGAATCAACGTCAGCAACAGAAACCGTTAATGAATTTCCTTTAGCGCTTGGATAGCGAGCTATAAAAGCACCATACAGATTGTGATTATTACTAAACAAATACGTATTTTCAAATTCATCTTCGTTTGCAACTTGAACACCGTGTGCAATTGTGTTAGCTGTTGCGTTGTGTGATGATGTGTTGGCTGCACGAACAATGGTTAAATTATTACCGTATGACAAGAAGCTGGCAGCGGTAAAAAAAGAAACTTGTGTATTGCTATCTGGCGCACCAAATTTGTTGACCAATGTAACTTCAGAATCAACCAAGATTCTTTTGTTTACCGGACCCCAAACAAATTCACCAGCATATGCGCCGGCGGTAGTTAAAATCGAAGGAATAACTGTTGTTAAATCAACTTCAGAAACATTTACGCCTGGAGACAATTGAAATGCCATTTTTTTCTCCTTAAATTATTGTGTTATTGGCAATTAATATAATACCATGAGAATATTTATGTAAGGCGGTATTTAGAGATTTTTTAATGAATCTCTAATAAAACCAGCATAAACCTCTCCACCATCAGAAACTTCCCAAACATCACCATCTAAAACCTCAAATCCTGGTCTTTCTAGACCAGTTTCAATGATTGGTGCAGGTAATACTTCTTCATCCAGCTGGTTCATGTTCTCCAGCTGAATTTGTTTACGAATATCGTGGTTAACAATTTCTTTGAAATACTTTTGAGTTGCTGCCCAAGCAAACAACACCAAAGTCATGGCCATATCATCGTTTGAATCGCCTTCAGCGGCAAATGAAGTTTTATTGGCCACAAAAGTGGTTAGTTCAGAGATGGTATCAAAGTCTACAATCTCTAGTTTATCACCTTCAATCAAAGTTTTTAAGTTGGAACAACCAACTCTTTTGACTGCTGGAGACATTTTAACACCCATTTGGACACCACGACCAAAACCGGATGATAATTGCTGGGGTTGTTTGTTGCCCGTAAATACTTTCCAGAGATTTTCATATTCTAAATCTTGGTGTATAATATCAGCAACTTGTGGATTATTATTTATTTCAACCAAAATATAGGCATCATTATACAGTTTGGCTGCATTATAAATGATTGTTGGAAACAATATTGGTGAAATTGATGAGGATTTATAGGTGGCCACCTGCTTATATGGAGTGGTAGAAATATCAATTACTGAGAAAGCCGAACAGTCTAGGTTTCTGCCTTCCGACACGTCTACTGTAATACAATATAGATGGTCTTTTTTATTTTCATCGTTTCCTTTAATTGGATGTTCATAGATATTCATCTTATCGTGAACCACCGTAGGATTTTTATACACTAATTCTTGTAATTTTTTACCAGAAATGAGAGTATTACTAGACCCTAAGAACTCAGTTTCAAACTCTTGTCTAAACTGATATTCAGAAGTATTCCGAATCGTTTCATCTTTCCAATCCTCATCACGACCTGGTACCATAGACCAATGAACTTCAAATGGAATATAGTTATTGTTCTTATTAACCGCATCGGTCCAAATCTTATAGAAAAGATTCATACCATTAGGAGTAGAAACGATAATAATTTTTGTTTTGGTACCAGCAGTAATAACTGGATATACCGAAGTAATAAAATCGGTTGCAATATTAGATGGTACGAAAGCAAACTCATCTAAGAACACAATATTAAACGAACCGGAACGAGCTGCGGAGCCTGATGTTGAAGATGCAATAATGACAGAACCATTTTCAAGTTCTACACGACCTTTATTCCACTCTACCACACCTTGTTGTAACCACATTGGCAAGTTTTCGTATGCCAGTTGTAGTTTGCCAAGAATGCCTCGAGCAGTTTCACCACGGTTAGCCAGAACAGCAATAGACTGCGAATCTTGGAATAGTATGGTCCACAGAAGGAACGCCACGGTCGTTGTGGTTTTACCAACCTGACGAGGACACTTCATAATCGTAAAACGATTGTTGTAGAACGTCCTAATCATTTCTTCTTGAAAGTCGTACATCTTGAATGGCACTACACCCTCATCTAGTGTAATAATCTTAATGTACTTGGCAAAATAGATGGGGTCCTTAGAACACTTAATATATTCTTCAACCTGCTCTTCTGTAAAATTAACCTGAACACCTACTTTTTTCAGTAGGGGGTTATCACGGTAACTTTCTTTATTCTTTATTGCCATTATTTTTCAAAAGTTTACTGAGTTCGGAAGTAGAACCAACAAAAATTGCTTTATCAATATTGGTATTATTGGTTTCTTTTTTAATACCTTCCATTTCACGCATTTGTTTTTGAATATTTAAAAGTTCTTTGTTGGCATCTACCATATTTTTAAGTAGAGTTCCATAAACTTCAAATGCTCTTGGATGTTGGCCGGCTTTTGCAATTTGTAGAATTTCTTCCATTGCTTCTTGGCCTTGGTCTATAATACTTTGTAGATTTTCTTTTGATTGTTGATAAGCATCGGTCAAATCTTGTTTTAAATCTGGCTCATTATATTTTGCGGTTAATGGCATAGATTTTTTTTCTTCTTTAACTGAAGTTGGTATCACATCAAACACATCTGCCATTTTCTTTTCAAAATCATTCATAGTATTTTATATAGGTTTAACTAGAAATAGTGTATGGGTCAGAAATCAGATAATCACTTGTACCAAAACTTGAACCAAATTTAAGTTGATATGTTTTTCCTGCGGCTTGTGGTGTTGCTGTAAATTGTACCGTAGTATTCATTCCAGATCCAGTTAATCCATCAATTGTTCCTGATAAACCTGTGTCAAAATCTCCTGAAACTATACCTGTACCAAAAATAGTCACATAAATGGTACTTCCGTCCCAATTCGAATAAAGTAATTCAATAGTTTGTAATTGACCAACCGGCAAAGGAACATAATAAATTCCATTCCATGTTAATGTTTTGCTTGGTGCTGGAGTTCCACCCAATCTTATACCATTACCAGTAATTCTTAATCCTGAAGAAGCCGCACCAAAAGATGAGAAGTGATTGGTATATCCATCTACCCAATTAGTTCCATTAGTAACACCCCATTGAACATTACCTAGACCGTCATTGTAGTCATCCCAATCTGTTGGTTCTTGAACTACAAATACATCAACTGTTCCATTTGAATAAAAATAAATGTCATACTCATAATTTATTGCATAATTGTCATAATTTGTATTGCCCATAATCTTATATGCAAAAGTTGTGCCGCCATCAAACGAAGTGGCCCAAACTTCTTGTAAATTTGCATCATTATTTACCATATAGATGCATGGATCTCCATTATCTGTTACTGGATCGTTATCTCCGTTCCTTAGGTCATTTTCTGAACCAAAAGAGAAACCTCCATTACCACTAACATATAATTGACTATAAGTATTTCCTAAAAAACTAACTGAATCGCCAGCAGTGTCTATGTGATAAGATTCGTCATCATAATTACCACCAAAAAGATTGGTCATACTTGCGGTATTTAATCCGCTGGTGATGTTTCCATATGTTGAATTTTTAGCAACAATACCATTGGCTGCAATTTTAAATTTATAAGTTCCTGTTCCACTTAATGTTGGTGATGAAGAATTATTTGATCCTGTTATTCTCATTTTATTTTCTTTTTATTATTAACCGCCACCGCCACCAGCAGCAACTGAATCGTATTTCTCTACTTTACCAATTAATAATTATATATTGTATACACACCAGCAAATTTAACAACCATAAAACTAAAAATATTTGTTGTATTTCGTTTGATTGAATTATTTAATGTTGCGCCTGTAACCGTACTACCATTTACTTTAGTTACAATCAAATCTGCCTCTTTATCAGTTAATCCACTAACAACAAATTGCAATTTGGTTGCTTGATTATCTGACAAACCTAACAATAGATTTAAATCGACAAATGCAAAATTTGGAGTTATGTTTTCATAAAAAATTCTATTGTTTCCGGTACAATCTAAATTAAGGTATACATTACCATAAGTAAATGATTGTAAATTGTTACCCGTGCCGGTTAAATTTTTACGGCCACTAGTAGAAGCAAGATTTATAGAGTTGTTATAATTATCATATAAAGAGAATGTGTTGGCAGTTAATGCTCTAATATAATAAATTGTATCATCTGACAAACCTCCAAGAACGGTACCGCCGTTTGTACTATATGTAACCGCATCACCTGTAGCAAAACCATGGTTTGCATATGTTATAATTTCTGTATTAATATCTATACCAGATGTAGGTACTACTATAGTGCGTTGAGTTACATTACCCGTAACTGCACCAAAATTAATTGAACCGCTTGAACTATTTGCGGTATTATAAGCTGCTTGTGCTAAATTAGTGGCATTAGTAATATTGGTATTTTGTGTTACATTAACAGCTTGTAAAGTTACAATACTATTTGAATTTGTATTTGCTTTATCAAAAGCAGCTTGCGCTAAAGTAGTTGCTGAATTGGCTTTAGTAAATGCTGCAGCTGCATTATTTGTTACATTGGTAATATTGGTGTTTTGAGTATTGTCAACACCTTGAATAATAGAAATGCTGGTGTTTTGATTGGTGTTAATTGTTTCTATTGCATTTAAACGAGTGTTTTGGCTAGAATCAACACCTTCAATTAAAGACATTCTAGTATTTTGACCTAAATCCACACCTTGAATAATAGAAATGCTGGTGTTTTGATTGGTGTTAATTGTTTCTATTGCATTTAAACGAGTGTTTTGGCTAGAATCAACACCTTCAATTAAAGACATTCTAGTATTTTGGC